TAAAGCAGAGGGGATTAGTTCAATGGTAGAGCAACGGTCTCCAAAACCGCCGATGGGGGTTCGAATCCCTCATCCCCTGTTATAAAGAAACCCTAGGAATTAAGCCAAGAACGGCTTGAAACCTAGGGTTTTTGCTTGTTTTTACACGGTTTTTTAGAGTGTGCCATGTAGCCAGTTTTCGTGTTCATGTAGCCTGTTTTCATGGTAAGGTGACCACGAAAGTGACCACGAAATTTTATGATTTGTCAAAGTGTTCGAGGTATGTTTGTGTGCCTTTTGCAACATCTTCTTCTAATGCTTTTCTATAAATATTTTTCATTACATTATCTGATTTCCACCCTCCCAAAGTCAAAATAATAGAATCGGGGAGTCCTAGAGCGTGTGCCTTAGAAGCGAAATAAGAACGCAATCGGTGGATTCCAAAGTGGGGTAGTCCAAGTGCCTTTTGTGCAGAATCTAAGGTGCAGAAGATTTGATTGAGATTCCCCTTGTATATGTACCCCTGCTCTCTGATTCTATCGGCTAGTTCTTTTGGGATAGGTATTTTCCTATTACTCTTTTCTGTTTTCGTATAGGATTGAATTATCCACTTGTTATCCTTGTCCTGCACCTTTGCTTTACAAATGGTTAGGATATTGTCCTCGGATAGATCGTCTAAAGTTAGTGCTCCAATCTCTGATCGTCTCAATCCCATTGCACCTAGGTGTATAGGAATGTAGTATCTATGAAAAATCTTGTCGTTGTCTATATACTCAAACAGAGCCTTCACTTCTTTTTCTGATGGGGTGTAAATATCTTTCTGTTCTTTTCTAGGAAGTTTGGTTCGGACTGTAAAATCCGGGCGAAATTCCCTTAAGACAGCTACTACCAGTCCGTGCCTATTATAAATAGTCTTAGGCTTGGCTTTAATTACCATATTATTTACCAGCCGGGTTATATCGTGCTGTTCTATCTCGTAGAACGGTAAATCTTTAAAAGAATCCGGGATAGAGTTGAGAGTGTTTCTATACCCTCGGATGGTGCTGACTGAGAGAACATTCTCTTTGCTGGCTATATACTCATTAGCAAAATCTAAAAAAGAGCCGTTCTTTTTAGCAACGCTCTCTTTTTTAATCTGTTCCATATATTCTTGTATCAGCATGGCTTCTTCTGCCTTTGTTGGTTTCTTCCCGGTGTAAATCGAGTATTTCTTTTTATTGACGGTGAATCTTAGTCTGTATTTACCACTTTTCAGTTTCTCTATTGCCATTTTGACCACCTTTTATCCACAATATGTATTTAACTAGATCTGTAATCTGAATTATATCCTGCTTATCCAATTTAACCAAAGATTGTATTAGTAAGCCTATATACATTTCCTTTTCGGCAATATCGCCTGCTTTTACGAGTTCTTTACTACTGACGCTGTAAAAACTTTTAAACTCGTCCCCTAATACATTTGCTATTTTTTGAAAAGTGTCAGCAGGTATTTTCTCAATATCTCCACTTTCATATCTATACGCAGTGGCTTTTGATTTACCTATCCTTCTGGCGAACTCTTCCATAGAAATTCCATTTCTTTCTCTATATTGCTTTATTTTATTTGCGAAAACCACCTTGGTTTGTCCTCCTGTTTATTTTAATTAACACACTATCAAAAGTGTATCAAAATTGCAACACTATTGTTTATCGACAAGAGAAAATAGAAAATAAGAAAAAATGAGAAAATTCTTATTGACTTCTCATTTAAGTGGTGATAACATGAGAACAGTCGCAGATATGCGACACTAGAAAGGAGGGGAGAATTAGTGGATAAAAACGCACTGATTGAACGAATTAGGGCGAGTAATTCCTCTATCAAGAGCGTTTCTAAGCAGTTATCTATAGATAGATCCACCTTTTATAGAAAGCTGAACAAGGATGGGTTCACGATAGAACAGGCGAGTGAGATTAGAAAGCTTTTAAATCTCACGGATAAAGATACCCTAGATATTTTTTTGCCCTAAAATTCGCATATTCGCATAATAATCTCATGCAAAATGAGAAAGGATAACTTATGAAAAAAGTTCAAATAGAACTCAATGATGATGTTTACCACTACTACAACGAGCAATCCTTGTTCACAGGGATTGATGTGGAAGATTTAATCAGTCAAGCAATCGAAACTTATATGACTCTCGAATCTGAGGGTGAATTATAAACACCGTTGAATAATGACTGTAACCGTACATTGACAAGTGAATATAGAAGAAAGCTTTACCTCATGGCAGGCGAAACTCTGAAAAGCACCTTATAAAGACATAATGAGGCGATTGTGAGGTGGTCGGGAATAAAACTGGGAATACCGACCTTAAATAAAAAGGTGTCCCCCTAACGGACTAGGGAGACACCAAAGACAAAATATAAAGAATATCTATCCGTGTCAATTATAGCACGGGGGAAGGAGGTAATCAATGCCTTTGGTGAAACTCGACCGAGCCTATCCACATGCAAAGCTGGATAGGGTTGTGAGAAGAAAGAAATCAGAGCACCGGGTTATCAACAAAGAGATAGCCAAAGCACTAGGGGTTTCCGAGAGAGGAATTCTCTACAAACGGAAACACGGCTACTACACCTTCGATGAATTGCTAAGACTGTTCGACAGCTTGCAATTCTCAGACGAGGACATAGTGAGCGTGTTTAGGAGGTAGGAATGAGAAGAGTTAAAAATCTGCAAGAACACCTCGTAAAAGTGTGCATGCAGACTCACGCCGTACAGGTGGGAGAAATGGCAAAGCTTTTGAGAATGGAAACACTTACATTCAACAAGAAGCTTAGGAGCAATTCTCTCACCTTGAAAGAGATTACTACATTCGGAAATTATTGCGGATTGAGTGTCTCGAAAACGGTAGACCTGTTCTTCCCAAAGTTCAGAGGAAAGGGGGACGAGGAAGAATGAAAAGAAGTGCTTTAAAAATGTTACTGACTGTCCTAGGACTGGCAGACGCTATGGCTGTTTGCCTGTTGGACAGTTACGGATTGATTGGAAACATTGCATTCATAACAGTGTTAATAACAAGTGGTATCGGTATGCCACTATTCGCTTGGTATATCCGGAAGTATCACAAAAGTTGGTTAAAAGAATATTAGGAGGAAAAGAAAATGGAAGAAATTTTAATCATGATTACAAAGGGCATTGTTGACGATTGCGAGAGGACAATTAAGGCTCGATTGAAAAAACTGGGTGACGAGGATCTGTTCGACCTAATCAAGACTTATGCGAACGGCATGGGGTTGCTGGAAAGCTACAAACGCAAAGAGGAAATTAAAGAGAGAGTTAAGAAAGAACTGTTTGAGGAGCTTAAAAAAAGAAGCGAGTAAACGGAACGAGTGACAGCATGGGACGGCTTGAAATTTTAATAGTAACGGTGACTCTCTCCCTCTTTGGGGTAGACCTGTTCTTCCTATATAAATCATTTGGGATGGAGGGGGAGAGATACCTAGAAGCGAGTAAATCGTTATTAGCCATCAATCTGCTATTCGTGATTGCGCGGTTGATGATAAACGACCGTTAGAAAGGAGAACGGTATGACAAACAAAGCAAGCGGAAATAAGTTCGAGGAGGAGCTGGCACAGAAGCTCTTCAATGAGGGCTTTTGGGTGCACAGACTTACTCAGAACTCAGCAGGACAGCCAGCAGACATTATAGCCGTTAAAGACGGTTTAGCATATCTGATTGACGCAAAGGTATGCGAGGGGGATATTTTCCCCTTTTCCCGTGTTGAAGGGAATCAACGAACAGCCATGGCATTGTGGGAACAATGTGGCAACGGGACAGGGTGGTTTGCCATTCTAATACGAGGAGGGATTCAAATGATACCCTACAATGCGATTGCGGAGATTGAATCCATGGGTGAAAAATCCCTCAGTTATGCAGACCTATTAGACCATGGGTACAGCTTGTATGATTGGTTAAACACGGCGGTGGATTAATGAGAATAAGAGTAAGTAACGAGTTGGTGGTGGAAGAACCTACCACCGAGCTCACAAAGTGGTGTGAGAAGAATCTGATTATTCAGAATCCAGAATACACCAAAAAGGCTCGAATGGGGTTCAGCGTCTACGGTGTCCCCAAAAGAATCAGCCTTTACGAGATAAGAGGGCAGACACTTGTCTTGCCCTACGGAACACTACAGTCCTTGCCACTAGATATAGTGCTGGACGCCGAGGTAGTGAACGAGTTTGCAGAAGCAGTACAGGTAGAGTACGAGGGACAAGTTCCCTTGTACGACTACCAAGAAGAAGCTGTAGACGCCCTTGTAAAAGCAAAGGGTGGAATCCTACAGAGTCTCCCCGGTAGCGGTAAAACGCAAATGGGAATCGCCCTAGCTAAGAGATTTGGGGTGAGAACCTTGTGGCTCTGTCACACCCTAGACCTTATCAATCAGAGTAGAGAGCGAGCAAAGCTTTATTATCCCGATAACATTATGGGAACTATCTCTGAGGGCAAGGTAGAACTGGGAACTGGGATAACCTTTGCCACCGTTCAAACGATGAGCAAGATAAACCTGTCAGCTTACAAGGACTACTGGGATTTAATCATAGTGGACGAGGTACACAGGGTTAGCGGAAGTCCTACTACCATGACTCAATACAGGAAGGTGCTGAGCAATCTCTCAGCTAGGCATAAATACGGCTTATCGGCCACCGTACATAGGGCAGACGGCTTAATTCAAGCCACCTACGCTTTAATAGGTGGGATCGCTCACAAAGTTCCCGATGAAGCTGTAGCAGACAAGATTGAGAGAGCGACTATCAGACCTGTAGGAACTGGGATAGAGATAGGCAGAAAAGCCTTAAATACTGACGGAACAGTAAACAGGGCAAAGCTTATCAGCTACCTAACTGAAAATGAGGACAGGAACAATACAATCCTATCCTGTATTGAAAAAGGTAAATCTTCCCTAATTCTATCGGAAAGGCTCGACCATCTGAGAGCATTAATACAGGGGTTGCCCCCGGATATGGCAAGAGAAGCCGTGATGGTAGATGGGAAAATGACAAGCAAAAAGGGAAAACTGGAAAGGGAAAAAGCCTTGGACGAAATGCGAAAAGGGAATAAAAAATACCTTTTTGCCACTTACCAACTGGCTAAGGAGGGGTTGGACATACCAAGGTTAGAAAGGCTTTACCTAACTACTCCACAATCTGACTATGCTGTAATTACTCAGAGTGTGGGAAGAATATCAAGAACCTTTCCCGGTAAAAGTGAACCGATTGTCTATGACTTTGTAGACAATATCGGACAGCTTGTAAAAAGCTATAAGAAGCGGTGCATGACCTACCGTAAGAATCATTGTTACTTCGTGAAGGAAGGAGGGTAGCCTATGAGGACTAATAACATTTTCGATAATATGTATCGTATTGACGAAGAAGGAAATGTCTATTCATACAGAAAAAACCGTTTTCTAAAGGGAGGTAACTTCTCGAATGGATATAAGTTTGTGCCAATCACTATTGGCGGTAAAACGAAAAATCATTCAATACATCGTATTGTGGCAGAGAGCTTCATACCTAATCCGAACAACCTTCCTTATGTCAATCACATTGACGGAAACAAACGGCATAATTATGTAGACAATTTAGAGTGGTGTTCAGCGAAAGAAAATGTCGCACACGCTATACGAACAGGATTAGTCAGTAGTGTTTGCCACGTAAAAAAGCCTGTATTGATAAAACATCTGAAAAATGGTGACGTAATTGGTTTTGATACTGCGAAAGACTGTTGTATCTTCTTTGGTTTTACAAAATGTTGGTTGGGTAATTATCAAAGAAAACATGGAAACCCCTGTGTGTACGGTGATTATCTAATATCAGTAGGCGGTGCAACATGAGGTTAATTACGTATGACTGCGAATGTTTCAAATACGATTGGCTCGTGACTTTCAAGGACAAAGAAACAGGACAATTCACCTGTATATGGAACGACAATGAAGCCTTAAAAGCCTGCATAGATGAAGATTCAATCTATATAGGGTTTAACAGTAAACACTATGACCAGTACATAATCAAAGCGATTGCCGGGGGATTATCTCCACAAGAAGTAAAACAGGTGAACGACTACATTATCGGTGGTGGACAGGGTTGGCAGAGTCCTTTACTGGATTTTTACTACCAATTCAACAATGTGGATATAAGAGACGACACTCAACAGGGTTTATCTCTGAAAGCCATAGAGGGACACTTATTTCTTCCCATTAGAGAAAGTTCTATACCTTTTGATATAGACCGTCCTCTGACCTATGCGGAGCGTAGGGAAACGGAAATCTACTGTAAGCATGATATAAACACTACGGAACAAATTATTGATTTACGAAAAAGCTATCTGAAGAACAAGGTGACACTAGGCGAGTTAGCCGAACTGGATTCCGTGAAAGCTTTATCTATGACCAACGCAAAGCTTACCGCAAAAATGCTGAAAGCCAGTCCGAAAGAACACAATGACGAAAGAGATTATGTTTATCCCGATAACCTTAGAAAAGAGTTTATCCCGGAAGAAGTGTTTGAGTTTTTCGACAAACTGAAAGACGAGTCTATATCTGACGAGGAAGTATTCAAAGATAAGCTAGAGATAAGCATAGGAGATTGTCCTGTGACCATCGGTTATGGAGGAATCCATGGTGCTATCAGAAATTTCTCATGGGAACAATCTGAGGACAGAGTGATTCTAAACAAGGACGTGGGTAGCTATTATCCACACCTTTGTACCATTAATGGCTACACCAGTCGAAACATTCCTTCCCCTAAAATTTATGAGGACGTTTTGGAGAGAAGAATGAAAGCCAAAAAGGACGGGGATAAACCTACAGCAGACGCTTTAAAGCTTGTTTGTAACACCACCTATGGTTGCTTATTAAACAAGTACAACGACCTCTACGATCCACTCATGGGACGCTCTGTATGTATCAGTGGGCAACTCTATCTACTGGAATTAGCAGAACACGCTTTCAAAGAGATAGATGGATTACAGGTAATCCAATTAAACACAGATGGCATTATGGTTGAACTCGATAAGAAAGACATTGATAAGTTGAATGAGATTTGCTCTGAGTGGGAAAACAGAACAGGGTTTTCCTTAGAGGAAGATAGGGTGGCGAAAATCGTTCAGAAAGATGTGAATAACTATGTTGAGGTTCAGCCGGACGGAAAGACAAAATCTAAAGGCGGTTACCTTGTGAAAGGGGTTGCACCAGCAGGAGCGTTCAATATTAACAACAACGCCTGTATCGTAGCGACAGCCTTGAAAGAGTTCTTTGTAAAGGGAATACCTGTAGAGGACACAATTAACGCTTGTGACGACATATTCCAATTTCAAATCATTGCCAAGGCTGGGGCAAAGTACAAAGAAGCTTATCACCTTGTGGACGGTGAGAAACAGCCTGTGCAGAAGGTGAACAGAGTATATGCGACCAAGAACACCCGGTACGGAAAAATCTACAAGGTTAAAGCAGAGAACGACTCAGAAGCAAAGATTGATTCGTTACCCGACCATTGCATTATCGACAACGAAAACGAACTGACCATTCGTGATGTAGACAAAACATTCTATATCGAAATGGCAAAGAAACGAGTAAACGATTTTCTTGGGATTCCCCAAGAGAAACCTACTAAAGAAAGGACTAAGAAAATGGCAAGTGCAAAGACAGAAGTAAGAAACGTGTATCAGAAACTCATTGAAGCTAGAGAGCAGTTCCTAGCGTCTGACATTAATCAGAGTGGTAAAAATATGAACCTAGAATTTAAATATTTTGAGTTAAAGGACATTGTTCCGACCATTACCAAGATTTTTAAGGACTTAGGACTGGTGGCTGTAGCAAGATTCTCTGACACGGTAGCGACACTCAGTATTGTAAACACCGACAACACAGAAGAAGTAATCGAGTTCCCTGTTCCGTTTAATCAGATTCAGCCTATCGTAAGCAATAGCGGTAAGCAAGTCACCAATGATATGCAGGCTTTAGGCTCGTCCATCACCTACATGAGAAGATACCTCTATCTCATTGCTATGGATATTTGTGTAAATGACGAGGTTGACGGGAATATCGGTGCAAACAACACTCCTGCACCCGAAAAGAAAGCACCTGCTACCCCTGTTCAGAGACAGGAAACCAAGAGTGCAGTAACAGCACCATCTGAGGGGGCAACAGATTTACAGATTAAAGGATTGAAGGGTGTATTAAAGAAGCTGAAAGAAGCACAGCCTGATAAGGAAGAATTTATCACTGAGATTGTGCTAGAGACTAACACCTTTACTGAGGTGTCAAAGGCTAGGTGTGAGGAACTCATTCAGACCGTTACTAAAATGCTGGAGGGATAGGTGAATGAAAGATATTAAGTGGTTGGAGGGGAACAAGATTCAAATAGAACCTCCTAAAAAGACTAAGAAAATCACTGGTACGAGGTTTGCTACCGTTCTTGGTTTGAATCCTTGGAGCACAGAATTTGAAATATGGTGTGCCGTTACAAAACTGTATGAAAAGCCTTTCGAGGACACGATTTATACAGTTGCAGGAAAAACGATAGAACCGAAACAGGCTAAGTATGTTGAAAACTCATACGGTATGGACTTGATTTCGCCTACTGATATGTATGGGGAGAACTACTTTAGAAAAACATGGGGTGATTTCTTCCCCGACCAGCCTGTTCTTTCGGGAATGTGGGATTACCTGTTAAAAGACGAGAACGGCAACATTGAAGCTGTGCTGGAAATGAAAACCACTAAACGAGTGGAGGACTGGGGAGACGATATTCCAGAATACTACGCTTTACAGGCTTCCCTCTATGCCTACCTACTAGGAGTAGATGATGTAATTATGGTTGCGTCTTTCCTAGAGGAAACGGACTATGAGAATCCCGGTGAGTATCAACCGTCCATCAACAATACTATCACCGTTCCTTTCAAGGTGTCTGAGAGATACCCGAATTTCAAGGAAATGGTGGAGCGTGTGGAGAAGTGGTGGAAAGACCATGTTGAGACAGGTATTTCCCCGGAGTATGACGAGAAAAAGGACGCTGAGATTCTAAAAGCTTTACGAACTAACTCTCTGTCGCCCACTACAGACATAGTGGAGTTGGTGAAAGAAGCGGAAAGCTTAAAGGCAGAACTGGACGAGGTTTCCGACTCAATCAGTGCTAAAGAAAAGCGTCTGAAAGATATTAACGAGATTATCAAGAAACACGCTATGGGGCAGTTTCGAGAGGGAGATAAGAAAGTGGAAGTGGCTGGGACAAACTATGTTTGGACGCTATCACGCTCTGAGAAAACAGACATTGATAAGACGGCCTTGGAGCAGGACGGTTTGCTGGATAAGTACAGCAAGGTATCAGAAACATATCGAATGACAATTACAGGAGGTAAGTAAAATGGCAAGAATTCCAATGACAAATGGTTTTACATTGATTCCAGAGGGGGAGCACATTTTCCGAATTTATGATGTAACGTACAATGAAGAGTTCGGGAAAATGGTTGTAAAAATGGTCACGGCGAAAGGATTACTGCACAACGAGAGATTCTCGTTAAAGTCGCAAGACGGGACTTTTAACGAAAAGGCTCTGAACGCTTTTTCCTACTTTGCTAAGACTGCTCTCAATGATTTCGATCGGGAAGAGATTGACCAAGAAGAACTCATTGACCACTACATTAAGTGTGTGATTGAGCACACTATTCTTCCAAAGAATGATGATCCTACCAAGACGGTGACATTTGCAAACATTGTAGATAAGTCCCCGGCTGATGGATTCGAGGAAGAGCCTGTAGCAAAGGCATTGAATATGGGTAAGGCTGTGAAAGTAGATTTAGACAGTGCATTGGACTAAGTGACCATGAATAGGAGTGATAAAGTAATTAGGGTATTAGAGAGCAAGCTGTGGTGGACACCTAAAATGAAATTCATTGAAGTTTACCGTTGCCCTAGTTGCTATAAGGTGATGGCTAGAAAAGGCTCAGTCCTTTTCTCCATCTGCCCCTCCTGTGGGCAGAGGCTGTGTTGGAGGTTCTACGATGAACGAATTTGAATCGTATGTAGACAGTATACATTACAAAAAGTTTGACAGGAAGAAGTTGTTAAAATTGCTGTCTCAATATCTTATTGAATTATCAGTGAGACGAGAGTTAGCAAAAGACGCTAGAGACTTACACCGTTTAAAGAATAGGGTTCAAATGATTTGTGCCTTGGTTGAGGTACTAAGTGATGAAATAGATTATCTCAAATAATGAGAGAAAGGGTTAAATGTGAAGGGATATAAGGTTTTTAGAAGTGACTGGACTTGTAGAGGATTCCAGTATGCGGTCGGTGGAACTTACGAGATGGAGGACGAGCCGTCTTGCTGTAATAGGGGATTCCACTTTTGCGGAAGATTAATTGACTGCTTTAATTACTATGATTTTGATTCTAACAACAAGGTTGCTGAAATTGAAGCAACGGGGGCGATTGACGATGACGGAAATGAAGAAAAATACTGCACCAACAAAATCAAAATCGTTAGAGAGCTGTCTTGGCACGAGGTATTAGATCTTGTAAATACTGGTAAAGATAATACTGGTAAAGATAATACCGGGGACTGGAACACCGGGGACTGGAACACCGGGGACTGGAACACCGGGAACAGGAACACCGGGGACTGGAACACCGGGAACAGGAACACCGGGAACAGGAACACCGGGGACTGGAACACCGGGAACAGGAACACCGGGAACAGGAACACCGGGAACAGGAACACCGGGGACTGGAACAGTACAGATTATTCAACAGGTTGTTTTAACACAGAAACAGAAAACATAAGGCTTTTTAATAAACCAAGCGATTGGACTTATCAGGATTGGTTGAATTCTAAAGCATGGCACGTAATGACGGATTGTCCCCACACGAAAACCATTTGGATTGATAGTGAAAACACGATTGATTCCGAAAAAGAAGAAAATCCCACATGGGAGTGCACGGGCGGTTATCTGAAAACAATCTATGTGACAAAAGGAGACAAACAGGCATGGTGGGATAACCTTGATGATTCCGACAAAGAAAGTGTTATGAATTTGCCGAACTTTGACAAGGATATTTTCAAGAAAATTACAGGAATTGAGGTGTAAGCGTGAAGAGTCTTGAAGAGAGAATCCAAGCAGCGTTTAAAAACACCCTAGACGTGACGGGTGACCGGGCGTCTATCACAATCGACCTTACCGATAAAGAAATTGCTAACATTGAAAAACACTCAATGGAAATGACAATAGGGGATCTCAATATAGTCATAGGGTTTAGAGGTGGGAAGATTCCTCCTTGCAAGAGAAAGGATTTTTAAAATGGACATTAAAGAGAAAGAAGAATTAATCAAGCTTGTGGATAAGTACCTAGAGGAAACACGGCAGAAAGTAAAGAAATGGGGACACTTGGCGAGTTGTCCTTATGTGGAAAAGCTGAATACTATTTCCAAAATGGGGTGCTATCTAGCGTTGGAAATTGAGGAAAGTAAGAAGTAGGGTGATGTAGAAATGAAAATTGAAGAAAAAGCAAAGTTACTAGAGTTACTCTCACTGTATCAAGCGGATTTACTAAACGAAACAGCAAAAATCAAAAGTAAAGTTAAATCTAATACATACGGCATAGATACCATACGTGGGTTAAGGATTCGTTATAACCATGCAAGAACTTTAATCAAACACTTAGGCGTTGAAATTGCTGGTGAGTGGATGCGGGAGGATTAAATGACAAGAGAAGAAGAGCTGAGAGAAGAAAGAAAGGTTAGAGTATTTAAACACGGATGTGGTGGAGTTTTTACGGCATTGTACAAGTGCCCCACCTGTGATGAAAGACTTAACGAGTTTGATATGTTAGACCACTGCCCTCACTGTGGACAAAAATTAGATTGGAGTGTGTTGGATGATTGAGATAACAGAAAAAGACCTATTGGATGTGCCACCAGATAATGTGAACCACCCAAGCCACTATGAAACGGGAAAATTTGAGTGCATTGACGTTATGCTTGAGACACAAGGGGAAGAAGCTGTCAAAGCTTTTTGTATCTGTAACGCTATGAAGTACCTATATCGACACAAGAACAAGAACGGTCGAGAGGACATTGCAAAGGCTGTTTGGTATCTGAACAAGTACCTAGAACTCAGTGCCGATGAACCTAAAACATTACGTTGTACAGACGAGTTGATTTTAACTGCACCGGGTAATTTTGTTTTACGCAGTGAAAACGGGGTGGAAACACCTTTGTCACCAAGAGAAGCTAGGGCGTGGTTGGAGAAACAAAAACGCTAATTCCGAATAAGAATGGAGGTGGTTATGATAAAACCATTGAACTTTGGGAATTATCAGACCATGAAACGGTATACATACAATCAAATGAACCAATGGGCGACCTCTGTATATATGAGCGGTTTTCAAGACGGGAAAGACTCTATGCCACAGATCCTAGAGTATGACGAAAACACCCTAGAGGAGTTCCTACTGGGGATTGACGGTATAGGCGAAAAGACCGTAAAGAAAATTGTTCAAGCCTTTATAGAGAAAGGCGAGGTAGCATTTGATGTATAGAAAGGAATTGTATGAAGAGTATCATAAACGGGAAAAAGTATGACACAGAAACAGCCACAATGTGCGGTAAGTTCGTAATACCTGCGTTGTTCACCGATTATGTGGAACACACTGCATTGTATCGTAAAACGAACGGTGAATATTTCTTTTATCATTATACAAAACCAGAATATAGCTATATCGAACCTGCAACAGAGGTTAAAGCTAAGAAGTGGTCGGAGCAATTTTTATCAGCAGACGAGTATGAAAGTATTTTCGGTGAAGTATCAGAATAGGGGGTGAAAATGGACGAATATAGGTATGAACTCTCAATTTATAAGGGAGAAAACCTTATAAACACAATACAGCTTTTCAATGATGGTGATGAAATTAAGGACTTTACAGACTTTGTAAAGTACAACTACCGGGATAAATTACTGGAAAATTTCACGGAATTTGACGTTCGGTTAGAATCAAATTTACTTAATTCTTTGTTCCAAATAGTAGACGCATTAAGTTTAAGATGGTGCTGTTATTACAAAGACGATGAACTTTTTTCCTATCTTATTTCTGTATATCAAGCACAGTTTAGCCACTCGTTTGCGGACACTACCTCCCCTCATATAGAGGAAGTAAACAGTGTTTTCCAGTCGGCTTTTCTTAAAAAATCATTAAAAGAAGCAGAAGGTGTGTTGTCTATACCAAGTGAGGGATTCTTTATCGCCTTTGGATATAATGCAAGATTTTCTTGCAAGAAAGTAGGTTAAAATTTATGCAAAAGATAGAAAATAATAAACTTTTCATTAACGAATATCAGCAAGAAGCGCTCAGAACAGCACAGTTAGATAAGTTTAACCGTATTGAGCAAATCATGAACGGGGTGCTCGGATTGAATGGAGAAGCCGGGGAGTGTGCAGACCTTGTGAAGAAGCATTTGTTCCAAGGGCATGACCTAGACGAAATGCACTTGCTAAAGGAATTGGGTGATGTAGCGTGGTACTTAGCTGTTACAGCATGGACTTTAGGATATGACCTAGAGACAGTCCTGCAAATGAATGTAGACAAGCTAAGAGAGCGTTACCCTAACGGATTCTCAGAGGAGAGAAGCACACACCGGGAGACTGGCGACATTTAAAGAGAGGTGTAAACCGTGTTCGAGAACATACCTAACGAATTAAAAGAATTGAATCAATGGGTGGTGGTTAAGTCCGATAGTAAAGCACCACTGGACGCAAATACAGGTTTTGGAGCGTCCTCTGTAAAGGCTGAAACATGGTCGGACTACGACACGGCTCTCAGTTGTATCGAGCAGGGGTATGTAGACAATCTCGGTTTCGTGTTTGCCTGTAATGGCTTGGTCGGTATAGATATCGACACTGGATACGACGAGGACGGTTTTCCTTCCCCTGTCGCTGTAGACATTATCAAGACTTGTAAAAGCTATACAGAGAAGTCAAGAAGTGGCAGGGGTTTCCATATCCTAGTGAAAGGTAAATTGCCGTTTAAAGGCAGAAATAACCTAGCAGGATTAGAGATTTACCAAGAAGCAAGGTATTTCATTATGACCGGGGACACGACTCTGTATAAGGACATTGTGGAGAACCAAGAAGCTATAGATTATATCGTTTCTAAGTATTTTCCCGAACAGGAAAGGACGGGAAAATCTAGGTACAACGAGAAAATCTATACCCCAAAATGGGTAGATCCTGTAAAGGAAGGGAGAGTTAAGTTAAGACCTGTCTACGAGCCTATCAAGAAAGGCTGTAGAAACATTTCTCTCCTGTCTGTAGCCGGAACACTGCATACACTTGGGTATTCTAAGAAAGCAATCTACAATGAGTTGCAGAGGGTGAACAAAGAAGCTTGTGAACCCCCTCTCGATAACCGGGAGATTCAAACTATATGTAACAGTATTGTTAAGTACAGGAGGTAAAAATGCTTAAATTTGAGGAACTGGAACTGGATTCCAAAGGAGAACTTGTAGAGGTAATGAGAGTAACAGGGGCAGATATTGTGATGGTAGATTATCCCGTCCAAGGCGTAAAACTCTTAGTCGAGACAGCTAGAAGCTGTGAGGAATCCGAAAGCACAGACGGTTTTGATGTAAAAATCGTAGATGGGCAGGGAGACATTTGGTTTGTGAAAGGAAAGGTAAAGGCTAATGATAAGACAGAAAGCACCTAAGTATTACGTGCCTTATGTGAGACATTGCGTGAGGTACTACATGGCTAATAGGGAACGTCCTGCATTTGACAATCCCGTAAGCAAGTATAACTGGGAGTCGGTAGACAAAACCTTATCTCAGTTAGATATCCAAGAACGGCCGATCCTAGAGGACGCTTACCGGGACGGACTAACAGACACCTCTGTATATGCCGTCTCAGACCGTTACAGAATCCCTCACACAAAGGTGTGGGTTCTCATAAACAAATTTGAGAAAGAGGTAGCAATTAACCGGGGATTATATCACTCATAAGAGGTGCAGATATGCAAGAATTTTTTGAAACCAAAAACGGGCGAGTCATAACGGACGAATACTTCTCGGACAAAATGTACAAGATAAAATCCATCCACCCGGAGAAAGTAGGAGAAGAGGATTCTGGGTATGAGTGGTCGGAAATCGGCATGGCAGGTTTGTTTGGAGAATTGTACAAGGACGAGGCTCGGTACTGTGCAGAACACAAAAGCTGGTATACCTACTTTGATGGTGCATGGAGAAAAGACGAGGGAGCAATACTTGTTTCTGAGAAGCTAAAAGATTTTACGAGACTCATGCTTATCTACTGCGGAGAGATTGAGGACGATGACAAGCGGAAAGCCTATACTAAGTTCATCGACAAGATGGGTGATAGGCGTATGCGAGACAGAATCCTTAAAGACGCTACAGGAGAATTGCATATTTATGCAGAAGAGTTTGACGCAAATCCGTATCTTATAAACTGCAAGAACGGCACTTACGACTTACGGAATTTCACCTTTTATGAGCATAATCCAAAGGACTTTCTGACAATGCAGACAAATTTTTCCCACACAGTAGACAGGGACGTTTCCTGTAAAAGGTGGGAGAAGTTCATAGACGAGGTAACACTGGGAGATAAGGATAAAGCAGACTTCTTACAGCGTTCTCTAGGCTATTCCCTACTGGGAATGAGCAATGAGGAGTGTATGTTTATCTTACACGGAAAGACCACTAGAAACGGCAAATCCACGCTCCTAAACACAATCGAGACAATGCTTGGAGACTACGCCCGTGTAGCACCAGTAGGCTTAATCTGCAAGGGAGACAGGCAACACAATCCCGAATCAGCGTCCCCTACCCTTGCGTCCTTAAAGGGTAAGAGATTTGTCACCATGGCAGAGAGTAACGAATACGGAAAGCTGGACGAGGAAAAGATAAAACAGCTTACAGGTGGAGAGGATATAACAGCGAGAGCCTTATATCAGACAGCTACTACCTACAAGCCACAATTCACACTTTGGCTTTCCTGTAATGACCTACCATCTGTTACGGATCAATCCCTGTTTGCGTCTGAGAGAATCAAGGTTATTGAGTTTAACAAACACTTTAAGCCGGAAGAACAGGACGTACATTTGAAAAGAGAACTCTGTAAACAGGAGAACATGAGAGGAATATTCATGTGGCTTGTGAGAGGGTATATCAAGTACAAGGCAAACGGACTCAAAATGAGCGACAGTCTTAGGAGTGTGGTTGTTCAGTACAGGGAAAGTAATGATATGGTTTTGCAGTTCTTTAACGAACGCTGTGAGAGAGCAGAGGGAGAGAAAATTAAGGCAAAAGACCTATATCAAGCTTTCAAGGTTTGGGCAAAGTCGAATGGGGAGTTCGTGCTGTCGGCTAGAAAGTTTAATGCTGAAATGGATAGACACTCAGACTTATATGAGAGACGAACGACTCTGAACGGCTTTCCGTTCTATGTTGGTATTAAAATGAAACAGATTATTTAAGATTTTAAGCAAACAAGTGATAAAAGTGATAGTTTAGAAGCTTTTGCGTATAAGTCCTCTATAAGGGATGTCTATATATAAAAGTTATACGCAAAAACCGATTTTCACTCACTTTTATCACTTTGTAGAAATTTTAACAAAGAGGTACAATGAACATTAGTGCTTGTTTATCGTCCAAAACAAACGAGTGGGCGACTCCCCAAGACTTCTTTGACAAGCTGGACAGCGAGTTCCATTTCACACTAGATCCTTGTGCTACAGCAGAGAATCATAAGTGTGACTTGTACTACACGAAAGAAGAGGACGGGTTGAGTAAGGACTGGGCAGGACACCGGGTGTTTTGCAATCCACCTTACGGGAGAGACATTGGTAACTGGGTTAAGTATGCCTATGAGCAGTCAAGAGAGAGAGAGACTCTGGTAGTAATGCTGATACCTGCAAGAACAGATACTAGATACTTTCACGACTACATATACGGGAAAGCAGAGATTAGATTCGTCAAAGGACGACTTAAGTTTGGAGACGGGACAAGTCCTGCACCATTTCCGAGTATAGTTGTGATTTTCAGAGAGGAGAAAAAGGAATGGCGTTAAAGAGAAAGGATAAACCGATAGGGAAAGTGAAAGACAACATTTCCCCCGGTACGTTAAAACAAATACCTAAACATGTTAAAAACGGGGGTGGTAGAAATTCACCGATGATAGGCGATAATGGGTTGATGTTGGAGGAAGGGGACAATCGGAAATTCATGACAATCAATCAAGAGCTGTTGTACATGGATAATATAGACTTGAATGACGCTGAACAGGTTAAGGCAAGATTGGCTGAGTATTTTGACCTGTATGCTAAGTTTGATGTTAAACCAACGGTTGTCGGAATGGCTATTGCACTCAATGGACACAATAGACAGTGGTTATGGTCTGTGGTTCATGACGCACCCGTTAGTGGCAAGGGAACTATCGAATCTTTGCCCCGTGATGTATCCGACTGTATCAAAAAAGCTTACTTTTCGCTTGAAAATTCGTGGGAAACTTACATGCAAAACGGAAAGATAAATCCGGTAGCTGGAATTTTCCTCGGAAAGAACAATTTTGCTTACAAGGATCAGACTGAGCATATCGTCACACCGAATACTGGACAGGAGGAAATTAACACCGAGGAAATTAAACAGAGGTATCTATCCGACAAATCAGGCACTTAAACAAAACAGGGGGAGAAATCCTCCTGTTTTTGCGTTTACGACTTTCGCTTTAACTCTAGGACGCTCGAGAAGGTCGATTTTAGCCAAATCTAGGCACTTTAGCACCTTTAGGCAGGAATTGTCACCTAAAACTCTAAAATGGATTCTAGGGGCATTTCTGCGCATTTTAGAGGCATACGACTTTTTGCCCTTAAATCTCAAACGACTTTCGACTTTCCAGCTTATTTTTGCAGTACGAGTCTAGCCGTCAATCGTAGGACGCTCGAGAACCCACTTATTTTGAACGCTAATGCCCCTCTACCTGTTTAGACTAATATTTATGCCCTAAAAAGCTAAAGTCGATTTAAAGGGCATTTCCGTGCATTTTAAAGCCATGCAATCTCGTTTCATGCTAAACAGGATAATTTACTGGGTAAGATTGTGAAAGATTGTTAAAATTTATACAAAGGTGCTAAAGGTGCTAAAAAACAGCTTTTGCGTATAATTTTTATATATAGAGCCTCTATATAGGGGAATTATACGCAAATACCTTAAAACAACACCTTTAGCACCTACTTTGATTAAAAATCTAAACGATTTACGACTTTTTAAGATTTTCGACTTTCGACTTTCGACTTTGTGTTCCACCATGGAAAAATTTTTGGCAGACCGGGGCGATCCAGTTTTGGGTGAGAAATTTTGCATAAATATGCATGACTGTATACATGTATATGCGGAACTGTATACATGTATAAAGCGTATATGAGCACATGTATATAACGGGGAATGTATACATGTATAAACAACAAAAAAAAAGCTAGGGTTTACCCCTAGCCTTTTCTTTCCCCGGTGGGTCAACCCGTGCCTATCCTAAGAAAATCTTATTTGACTCGTCTATAAATGCCAGCTTGCAATCTAAAAAACTAGCAATTTTTAGCAAATCCTCGCCGCTGAAAGAATCCCTATAAAATTTGTTAGATAACGCTTGTCTACTCATACCTAAGTGAACGGCTAAGTCAGCAAGGCTTTTTCCTTTTAATTTAATCATTGCTTTTACCTCGTCTCTCATGTTTTCACCTCCCTTTTCCATAGGATAACATTTCCTATTATATATGGCAAGAAAAAAGTTTACAAAATAATCAAAAAAGGTATTGACGTATAATCAAAAAGGTGTATAATATAATCAGAAACAAGAAAACAAGTCGCCCGATACGGGCAAGGAAGGTAGGAAAATATGAAATTCAGAACAACTAAGAAAGCGATCATGCAAGGCTATGACAATGTTATACAGGTCGGACACTGTAAACTATATGAGTTGTTAAGACTCAGCGACGCTGTCGCTTACACAGCCGGGGCAGACGGGTGGCACGCCGATGTATACGAGGTAAATAGACAAGTCGCCATAGTAATGGGTGGACAAAGTTTTGGAAATGTAAAGCCGTCTTATGAGGTGATGGAAAAATACGAAAAACAAGCCCATGAGGTTCTGAAAAGTAGCAAGTGGGACACCGCAAGGGACGAATTGGAAAAGCTAATTAGTGAGTTCGTGGAGGAGGTAGTCAAGTAATGGAAACATGGGAAGCTTGGGAACTACTGGAAAAAGCAGGACTGGGAAATCATTTCACAGAGCCGGGACTTGCCAGCCTACTAGAATATTTTGATGACGGCTTGAATGAGGACGAGGACGAGTCTTACGAGTTTGACGCTGTGCAAGTGTGTAAGGGCTGGAAAGAATACGGGACGGGGTGCAAGTATTCTTTTGAGGATTTACGACAGGATTTTAGGGGCACTCTCGAGGACACGCAAACACAATGGGTTTTTCCATGGAACAACAATATTATTTTGAGTACATTTTAGGGGGTAAATTATGTTAAAAGACGGATTGCATTACGTGACAGTGGACGGGGAAAGAAAGTATTTTGAGTTAGACGAGGGGCGTTTTGCCTGTAAAGCAAGCTATACCGGTGCTTATGAAAATTACATCGTACAAGTGCCTTACTTGCCTTGTAAGTATGGAGGATATGAAAATGCGTTAGGCATGAAATACACACGGAAAAGGGCAAAGGAAGTTAGGTATTATTAAAAAAGGGGACAAGATGAACATTTTAAGATTTAAGGATAATGACGGAAACAACTGGATTAGAATTTCTAAGTCTGAGGCAAGAAAGATTTACGACAGAGGGGAAAGTATTTGTATTATTCCTTGCAAGTTAGAGCCTTTTACACCTTGGCCTTGTGAGTTTATTACAGAGGTCGACAGGTGGGAAAAGGAAGGATTTGACGAGTTAGTCAATGCTATAGAATTTTATAATTGCTATCAAAAAATGGGAAAATATGTAAATTTTTATAAAATGGAGGTTTAAAATGAAAGAATTTAATAAATTATTCGAAAGTATGTTGAAAGCAGAAAAAAGGTATAGTGTACAGGTAGAGGGTGATTTATATGCAGGAACGGGATTTTATTTATATGATGTATCGCCTGCTTTTATAGAGGGTGAATATCCTTTTTCGAGCGAGTTTGTAAAGGATATGAAAGTCGAGTCAGTCCTTAAAGATTTGACAAGTCCTAGACTGGAAAAATTACAAGCTATGGGTAGCGTTAAGGACGGTAAACTCACGCTTAGGAAATTTGCGTACGGTGAAACGTTCATTTATGTAAATGAAAAATTTTTAGAATTAAATCCTTATAAAAAGTTAAAGCTAGGATATTACGTGAATACTGATAAAATCGTTAGTAAAAATTCGCCTGTTTATGTATCGGATGGGGTGAGAGTTTTTGGCTATATTATGCCTAAGTTGCATGTAGAGACAGTTGCATAGGGGGGTGAGGTCGAGTATAATTTAAGAAAAGCAGAGAGGAGGAAGAAATAAATGTGGCTCGTGTATGCGATTATAAGGGCGTTTTTCCGGCTATTGTTCGGATTGGCCGACGATTATAAGTAAATTCCGTTCTGTCTTGTGGGTGTACCCCCTACGGGGGAAAGAATCCCGGCAAGACAGGACGGGTGAGTGGCTTGAATATCCCCCAAAAATAAAAAGGCTAGTATTATTCATATACAGCACAAAAGGGTTGTCCATGAATAACATTAACTATAGGCTATTAATAGCACTGTCTTAGGACGGTGCTTTTTTTATTTACAAGGAGAAATTATGGAACTGGTTGAGATTATCTATAAAAACCTATCAGACTATCAAAGTTACAAAGACTTATACGACACCTGTAGATCCATTCTGTCTGATGAACAGGCTGTAGCTGTGGACTATATGCGAAAACTGAATGAGAAGATTAAAGAAAGATTGCAAGTGACAGAGGATAAAGAGGAAACGGTGAAGCTTTTTAATCTGCATAAGGCACTTCTCACGACACTTGCACCTTTTGATTTCGAAGCATATATCTACGCAATGGAATGGGATAGACCTCTTCACAAGCAGTTTTACTATCCAAGAGAAAAGACACTCAGACCTGTTGTACAGTCTTTGCAGAAGTTGGCTGACGATAAACTGGACTTACTTTGCATTTCCATGCCACCGGGTGCTGGTAAGACTACTCTGGCTATCTTTTTCTTAACATGGCTTGCAGGAAGAGAACCTAACGAGCCAATGCTTACGGGTTCTCACAGTAATTCATTTATACGGGGTGTCTATGACGAGTGTCTGAGAATGTTTGAGAAAACAGGGGAGTACAGGTGGACTGAGATTTTCCCACAGCTAGTAATATCCGGGACTAATGCTAAGGATTGCAGAATTGATATTGACAAGAGACAGAGATTTGAGACGCTGGAATTTACCTCTATTGGTACAGGTAATGCAGGACTCTACAGAGCGTCTACGCTACTGTACTGTGACGACCTTGTAAGCGGACTGGAAGTGGCTTTATCCAAGGAAAGACTGGACAAGCTGTGGGAAACCTACACTACTGACCTAAGACAGAGAAAGATTGGAGATAAGTGTAAAGAACTGCATATCGCTACTAGGTGGAGTGTGCACGATGTTATAGGACGCTTGCAGAGGGAATACGGGGATTCCGACAGGGCAGAGTTTATATCCCTAAGTGCACTAGACGAGAATGAGGAGTCTAATTTTGACTATAAATTCGGAGTAGGATTTACAACTAAGTTTTACCACGAGCAGAGGGAGATTATGGACGATGTGTCTTGGAGGGCACTCTACATGAACGAGCCTATTGAGCGTGAGGGATTGCTTTATGCTGAGAATGAGTTGCAGAGGTATTTTGACTTGCCTATAGAAGAGCCGGACGCAATTATAGCCGTATGCGATACGAAAGACAGAGGTACGGATTACTGTGCCATGCCGATTATCTATCAGTACGGGCAGAGGTTCTTTGTTGAGGATTTTATTTGCGATAACAGTAATCCCGATGTGGTAGAATCTAGGATTGTTGAGAAGCTACTGAGACACCATGTGCAGTTTGCTAGGTTTGAGTCTAACTCAGCAGGAGGTAGGATTGCACAGAACATTCAAGAACGAGTGAAAGAGAAAGGTGGAATCACTAAGATTACGACAAAGTTCTCTACAGCCAACAAAGAGACTCGAATAATTATTGCCTCCGGGTATGTTAAGGACAATTTCTTGTTTAAGACTGAGAAAGCCTATGAGGGGAATAAGGACTACAAGAAAGCCATGGAGTTTTTGTGCTCCTATACGATGGCCGGGAAGAACAAAAATGATGATATCCCCGACGCTGTGTCCATGGCTGTAGATTTCATAGACAGTTTTAGACAGGGAAAAGTCGAGGTTTTTCAGCGTCCATGGTAAGAAAAGAACACTTGTTCAAAATTAAAAATTATGCTATAATAAGAGTCGACCGAAAATCCCATAATGTTTAAACCGAATGAGAGGAAATTGTGCTTTTAAGCAGGAAAGCATGATTTCTTCTTTTTATTTTGCAGAAAGGAGGGGAATTGGTATTCAGCGGAAGAAAAATTATCACTTCTAATGCGAAGTCCATTACGAGAGACAATCTCCTAAAGGTACTTACTGAAGCTAAGATGGTTCACACTTCTAACAAAGCGGAAATTGAATACCTGTACAAATACTATAAGGGTGACCAGCCTATCCTCTCTAGGAAGAAGGAGGTTCGTCCAGATATTTGCAACAACATTGTAGTAAACCGGGCAAATGAGATTGTAGCGTTTAAGACAGGTTATCTCTGCGGAGAGCCTATCCAATACATAAACAGGAATGGCGAAGATAGCGTCACCAAGAACATTAACACTCTGAATGAGTATATGTTCTCGGAAGATAAGGCGAGTCAAGATGAGGAAGTCGTTGAATGGGGAAATATCTGTGGTACAGCCTACAGACTGGTTTTACCGGACGAGAAGGGCGAAGCTGACGAAGCACCTTTTGAAATGTATACGCTAGATCCTAGAGACGCATTTGTAGTGTATCACAGCGGTATCGGTAATAAGCCGTTGATGGGTGTGATGGTAAGTCAAGATGAGAACAACGTGACGCATTACTCAATCTACACGGAGGACAAGTATTACCATGTTGTAGAAATGAGCATAGCAGAGGAAAGTCCTCACACCATGGGTATGATTCCGATTTTTGAATACCCGGCTAACAATGCAAGACTTGGTTCATTTGAGATTGTGCTACCGTTACTGGACGCTATCAACAAGGTGGAGAGTAACAGGCTTGACGGTGTGGAACAGATTGTACAGGCGTTTATCAAGTTCATAAATTGCGATATTTCCAAAGAGGACTACGAGTCGTTCTTGCAAATGGGAGCGATTAAGGTGAAGTCGGTAGACGGAGCAACAGCCGATGTTGGAATGGTTACCACAGAGCTGAACCAAGACCAGACACAGACGTTATCCGATAACCTATATCAAACAGTGCTTACCATCTGTGGTATGCCGAACAGAAACGGTGGCACGTCCACCAGTGATACAGGAAGTGCCGTACTACTAAGAGACGGTTGGTCGCTTGCAGAAGCAAGAGCCAAGGATTCAGAACACATTTTTAAGCGAGCAGAGAAACAAATGTTGAAGCTTGTTTTAAAAATATGCAACACAATGGGCGAGTTGGATTTAAAGCTGAGTGATATTTCTCTGAAATTCACAAGAAGAAATTACGAGAACATTCAGAGTAAGTCACAGGTTTTAATCTCCATGCTACAGCAGGAGAAGATTCACCCGTTACTGGCGTTTTCAAGCTCTGGATTATTTATAGATCCGGAAGAAGCTTACACGCTAAGTATGAAGTATTACGAGGAACAAAAATCGGCAGAGAAGCCTAATGAAACACAAGAAACGGAGAGAACCGACCAAACACAGGAAGGAATGGAAAATGGCAAAGATTGATGTATCTACTATCGAGGGTTATGAAGCATTATCGGTTGAGGAAAAGCTGAAAGCCTTGGAAAACCTAGACTTACCCGAAGAAAATCACAAAGGTTATGTAAGGAAAGAGGTTTTCGACAAGACCGCAAGTGAATTAGCCGGTTACAAGAAGCAATTGCGAGAGAAGTTATCCGAAGAGGAACAGAACAAGTTGGAGCAGGAGGAGAAGTTCACAGACCTAGAAGCTAAGTACAACAAGCTTTTAGAGGAATCTACTCTGAGTAAGTATAAGACTAAGTTCCTGTCCCAAGGCTACGAAGAGAGCCTTGCAGAGGAAACGGCTCGGGCAATGCTTAAGGGTGATTATGACAAGGTTTTTGAGAGCCAGCAGAAGCACCTAGAGTCGGTAGAGAAGAAGATTAAAGCCGATTTGTTGAAGGAAACTAGGAAGCCCGAAGGTGGACAGGGTACAAAGGGAATGACGCTGGAAACTTTACGGGGTATGAGTTCACAGGAGAGATTCAAGTATTCGCAGGAGCACCCGGACGAATACAAGGCATTGTATGAAGAAGGAGAGAAAACATAATGGCAAATACCGTATATGATAATTTTTATCTGAGTAACGAAGTTGAGGATCTGTTCAAGTCTCACTTAGACCTGTTCCCGTTCTGTCAAGTGGACGACACCCTTGAAGGAACAGCAGGAATGAAGAGAATCATTAACGTCTACAACGCTACTGAGGGAACAGAGAAGCTTGCGGTAACGCAGGGTAACACCAAGTCTATCGAGGTAGGCTTTACCAAGAAGGAATACGAGATTGCACTGGCTCAGAACAGATTCGTTTACTATGACGAGCAGGCAATGAGAGATCCTAACCTTGTACCTGTAGGCTTACAGCAGATGGCTACCGATATGTTTAACACCGTGAATAAGGACATTTTTGCGGAGTTCAACAAGACTACTCAGACCGTAGCTGGTAGCGGAAAGGTTTTCAATGATTTTATTGACGCTGTAGCTACTCTGAATGTTGACGGAACAGATAACGATCCAGCAAAACTTAGTCTTTTCGGATTCGTTTCTCCTAAGACTATGGCGATTGTGAGAAAGGGACTTGCTGACCAGTTGAAGTACGTTGAGTCTTTCGTGAGAACAGGCTACGTTGGAACAGTCGGCGGTGTCCACCTGTTTGTTAAGAAGGACGCAAAGGACGGTGATGTAGTAGTCGCTACACCAAAGGCTGTCACCGTATTCGTAAAGAAGGGTACTGAGGTTGAACCAAAGAGAGATCCTAACACTCGTGAAAATTCAATCTTCTCCCGTAAGTATTACATTTCTGCTCTCACCAATAAGACACAGGCCGTCAAGATTACAGGATTGAAGTTACCAGTAGGAACTTAAATAGAAGGGGGTAGGCATGGGAATGACTAATGACAACATGCTGACTGAGATTGCAAGACTCACTCCGGGTATCTTTGACGGTGCTATAAGTAGAAGCGAAGCCTACCCCTTTTTAGAAAATGCAAAGCTTGCAATTCTGAACAGGCTTTACCCCTACGATGATACAAAGACCGATATACCAGAAAGATATAAGTATCTGCAAATGCAGATTGCGATTTATCTGATTAACAAGGTCGGAGCAGAGGGTGAAAGCAATCATACAGAGGGAGGGATTTCGAGAACCTATGGTTCTAGCGGAATCCCGGAATCTTATCTGAGAGAGATTGTGCCTAGGGTAGGGGTGATTAAATGAGGTCGCTTTTACGGAATATGTACACCATAGATATTTTTACTAAAACGGTCGAATTTAAACCGATAACGGATAGAGACGGTAATAGAACAGGGGAGATAGAAGTTAGAGAATATCCATTTCAGACTCGTGCTTCTGTTGAGCCAAAATCGACTTCAAGCCACGATGAGTATTTCGCCAAAGATCTTGATTACAACTATGTGATAATTATTAATCGAGGTGGAACGTTGCCATTGTGGGGAGCTCGTATCGATCTTGATGGTGTATTCGCACCGGGTGATAAAATTATAATCAATTGGAATCGGTATAAAAAAGAAGAAATGGAGGTGAAGGGGGTTTCGTTTACAAAAAATGTTATTAGGGTAGCAGTGACATCCGTCATTTGGAAACAAGGATTGTAATTAAATGAATATTGATTTGTATATTTCAAAACTCAGATTAAAAAAAAGACGTTACAAAAACACTATTGCTATGAGACGAGCCATTGCAAAACGTTTACAAAGTCTTATTACACAAGGGTTTTCAAATGCCATTGTGGACGGAGACACCGTGTCTGACATAAATGTCACCTTCTCTGATGATGGGACAATTACAACAGTTCTAGCAACAGGTAAAGACGTTGTCTTTATCGAGTTCGGAGCAGGTGTGTATTTCAACGGATCTGTTGGCACGTCCCCCCACCCCAAAGGGTACGAGTTTGGTTTTACAATAGGTTCGTACGGTAAAGGGAAAGGCGGTAGGGAGACTTGGGCATACTACAATGACGGAAAAGTTCAATGGACACACGGAACAAAGGCTACCATGCCCGTGTTTAAGGCTTGTGAGATTATAAAACTGGAACTACCAAAGATTATAAAAGAGGTGCTACAGAATGATTGATATTGAGAACGAATTAATAACAGGGATACACGATAGTATCAGAAATAACAAATATATCAGGATTCCAAGCACGGTGTATCCAATGGTGGTTGCTGTAAATCTTCAAAACACGAATTTGAAATCCTTCATTCACGTAAGATTGATTGATAATGTTTCTTATCAGCCTACGGCGACAAGCGAAGAAGCTGAGAATCACGCTTTAATCACATATGAAATTAACGTATTTAACGCTTTAGAGACGAACTCGCTAGGGGTGAAAGAACTCACAAAACTTTTTATGAAAATCACGGACGAGTATATGTTGTCCAAGGGTTTTACAAGATTGACTATGAGTTTTATACCGAACTACTCTGGCGATATGCACAGAATGGTAGCAAGGTATCAAGCAGTTGTATCTAAAGACAAAACAATTTTTAGGAGGTAAAAATGGCTATTAATACTTACAGAGTATTTCTGATGAAGAAGGACACAGCAGGCGGTACTGGCACTTACAAGAAGCTTATCGACATTAAGACCTTCCCGGCTCTCGGTGGTGCACCAGAACTACTCGAAACTACTACCATGAGTGACAACATGAAAACCTACATTAACGGTATTCAAGGAGCAAGTGGCTTGGAGTTCGAGCACAACTATACCCTTACCGACTACAAGGCTTTAAAGGCATTGGAAGGTAAGGAATTGGAACTGGCGGTATGGTTCGGAGGTACAGGAGACGGAGCAAGCCTTGTTCCGACAGGATCTGACGGTAAGTTCAAGTTTAAGGGAACGCTGTCTGTATATGTAGACGGTGCAAACGTAAACGAAGTGGTGAAGATGAAAACCACTATCGCACCGTCCACACCTATTGAGTTAGAAGCCTAATTAAGAAAGGGGAGAGAAATGACTTTAAAATTTACCTATGAAGGAAAAGAGTACGTGTTGGAATACACAAGAAAGACCGTAAGAGAAATGGAAAGAAGAGGACTGGTTATCGGTGAAGTCGGCGATAAGCCTATGACCACTCTCCCCATGTTATTCAGTGGTGCTTTCTTGGCACACCATCGGTATGTTAAGCAGGAAACCATTGACGAGATTTTCGACAAGCTTGGCAACAAGGAAGATTTGATTGGTAAGCTTGCAGAAATGTACAACGCACCAATCATGGCGATGGTTGATGATTCCGACCAAAAGGGAAAAGTGAAGTGGACAGTGGATTAGACAGTCCATTGTCCGATAGTAGAAACGGAGAAGAGGGGGGTGGCGAGTCTGTCCCCCTTTTACCTTACACGAAAGTGTTTGACGAAGCTTTTCCGTTTTATTTGTCTATAGGCATGAGTAGCGAGGAATACTGGAACGGAGAACCGTCTCTAGTGATTCCCTACAGAAAAGCCCATCAACTGAAACAGAAACAACAGAACTATAATGCATGGTTGCAAGGAATGTATTTCTACGACGCATTGACGAGAGTTGCTCCTATTTTCAATGCCTTTGCGAAAGAGGGTTCTCGTACAGAACCTTATTTGGACGAGCCTTACCCCATTACAAGAGAGGACAAAGACGAACAAGAGAGAAGAAAGAACGAGAAAATCAGACGGGAGCAGTTGGAGCATTTCAAGGCAATGGTGGCTAATTTAAACAAGGAGAAACAATAATGGCTGAAATTGATTCCTTACAAGTGAAAATTGAAGTGGACTCTAAACAGGCTGTGGACGGCGTTCAACAGCTTGTTTCCACATTGGAAAAATTAAAGAAAGCCACAAGCAGTGTCAAGGCGACAAAGACCGTGAATGCTATCAACAAGATTGCAGAAGCGGTAAAGAAAATGCCTAAAATGACCAAGGTGGCTACACTTAGTGAACTGAGTAAAGCCTTATCCAGTCTACCAGCTAATATTAAGTTTCCAAAAAATATTGCAGGACAGCTTGATAAGCTTAATGCGTCCTTGGGAAAAATATCTCAGACGAATATCAATAAGCTACAACAGATCGGGACGGCTTTTTCTACAATAACCACAAACAACAAAGCTAAAATCCCTAGCTTAAATGTTAGGGGGGGAAGCACCCGTCCCAATGGTGGTTACAAAAAACATGATATAGTAAAAGAGCTACTGAACGCTGGTGCTGTATTACACATGATTCAATCCGGGACAGACGTGTTGCACGGTTTTATCGATAAGAGTATGGAATATACTGAGGACTTAAACCTTTTTACAGCGTCCATGGGAGAATACGCTAAGAGTGCCAGTGATTACGCCGATAAAGTGTCTCGTGTTATGGGTATAGATCCTGCTCAGTGGTTACGAGCACAGGGTATTTTCCAAACCATCACGGAAGGATTTGGAGTCGCAAGTGACAGAGCACTTATTATGAGTAGAAACTTAACTCAGTTAGGATATGACCTGTCGTCCTTTGCAAATATCCCGGTGGATCTAGCAATGGAAAAGCTGACCAGTGGTATTTCCGGTGAATTAGAGCCTTTGAGAAAACTTGGTTACGATTTATCTATGGCTCGATTAAAAGCAGAAGCACTAGCACTGGGTATCAACAAGAATTTTAACGAAATGACACAGGCTGAGAAAGCACAGCTACGGTATGTTGCCATCTTAAAACAGGTCACGGTAGCACAGGGAGACATGGCGAGAACACTTGATACCCCGGCTAACCAAATGAGAATCTTTTCAGCTATGACTACACAGGCAGGTAGAGCAATTGGTAATATCTTTATCCCTATGCTTAATGCCATCTTACCTTATGCTATCGCTGTGATGAAGGTTATCCGTGCCCTAGCTGAAACTATCGCTAGTCTTTTCGGATTCAAGCTACCAAAGGTTGATTACAGTGGAGTCACCAAAGGTGCAAAGGCCATGGGAGGACTTGCAGACAATGCAGGAAAAGCTGGCGGTAAGCTAAAGGGTGCAAGTGATGAAGCTAAGAAGCTAAAGAACAATTTACTGGGAATTGACGAACTCAACATTATCCCACAGCAGGACACACCGAAAGGCGGTGGCGGTGCTGGCGGTGGGGGTGGTGGTGACCTAGGACTCGGTGACGGGTTTGATTTTAAGTTACCCGAATACGATTTCTTAAAGGGACTCACTGACGGAAAAGTTAGTAAGGCACTCGACAATATCAAGAATTCTGCAAAGAAACTAGCACCTGTGCTTGGTGCACTGGGAATGGCATTTGCAGGGGTAAAGCTACTGGATTTCATTGCAGGATTGTTGGGAGTTAAATCCCTGTTACCAGCACTAGGACTGGCAAGCTGGGCAAGTATTGCTGGGGGAATGTTATTATTCCTAGGTGGTGCTATCCTGTATGCAAGTGGTGCTGTGGACGCTATCATGAACGGAATGAACTGGAAAAACCTTGTGAAAATGTTAGCAGGTATGGCTGGAATGATTAGCGGAATTTACCTTGTAATGAAACCTTTATCCAGCACTCTAGCACCTATGGTGGCAGGACTCACTGCTGTAGCTACTGGATTTACTCTCCTGTGGATTTCTCTACGAGATATGAGGGAACATGGGGTAAATGCTATAAACATTCTAGGCGGTAGTGCCGGACTAATTGCCCTTGTCGGAGGATTGGTTGTAGCCATGAAGAGTTTCCCTATTGTAATTGCAGGATTTAATATTTCACCAATCATTGCACCTCTCGCAGGATTCCTAGGGGCGTTGCAGTTAGTGAAGAGCGCATTGTTTGATATGAGTCAAAATGGAATGACTTTTGAAAATACAGCGTTGCTCATTGTGGCAGGTGTTACAGCAGTCACTACAGCAGTGTGGGCGTTAACAGTAGCTTGTGACGTCAATCCTATCTTTATGGCTGTAACGGCAGTTGCCATGATTGCAGGGCTTGTTCTAGCGTTTACCGGGTTGAATGAAGAAATGCGAAAAGCCGGGGAAGAATCCTACAAGGAAAGCGAACATTTCAAGGCTATGGAGCAAAGTATCAAAGAATCTGAGGACAGAATGAAAACAGCTACAGACGCCACGGACAGTCTGAAAAAATCACTGAGTGAATTGTCAAGTGTGCGAATGGACGGTAATATCGCACAGCAGTTAGTTGATGATATTATGACTCTTAATGATAAGACTGTTCTTACGTCTGAGGAAATTGCCACAATGAAATGGAAAGCTGAACAGCTTAACGAAATTACCAATGGTAAGGTAAACATTGAGTTTGACGAAACAACTAACCGGGTTAAGCAAACTAGAGAAGAGGTTGAAAAGCTGATTGAAGCCTACAAGCAGGAGTCTGAGACTAAGGCTTTACAGGAGATTTACACCGAAGCGTTAAAGACTCAGTACAAAGCACAAATTGACTACAATAACGAGATTAAAAAGGCAAAAGACTATAATTCAGACTTGGTAAAGGTTAGAGAAGAGTTGTCCACAATAAATAAGAAAGACAGGGAGCACTACTTTGAGGTATTCGCAAAAGAACAGGAGATAAAACTAGCTAGAGACAAGGCTATAGAATCAGCTAAGGCTCAGATTGAAGCAATAAAAGAATCTGAAACGGCAATCACCACCGTGGGCGATAAAATCACCGATGTTATGTTAAATGGATCTAGTGCTACGGATGGGTTGACTAAAAGTGTTCAGAATATGCAAACAGAGGTCGATAAGGTAGCTACTGGAATGACCGAAAACGGTAAGAATATTGCAGAAGGACTACAGAAAGGAATTGACGAAAATCTAAACGGTGGTAAGACCAAGAGTATCTGGCAGACCATGTTAGAGGGATTCCAGAGAATCTGTGGTATTCACTCCCCGTCTAGGGTGTTCATGGGGTACGGAAACAATATCTCTGAGGGACTCATTCTCGGTATCTCTGATTCCTCTGTAGATCCTACAGAAGCAATCAAGGCACTTGCTACCAAAGTTTGTACTAAGTTCACAGAGATTGCTAACCTTGATAAGTTCAAGACCTTTGCTACTGATACCATTACTGGATTTAAGAAGGGAATCGAGGAAGGTTATACCAATGCTCAGTCGGTAGTGTCCACTTGGGTGCAGGGTATCAAGTCTTGGTTCACGGACTCTGAGGGTATCAATGCTACCACTTTCGGGACATTTGCAAGTAATGTTATCACTGGTTTTAAAGAGAAAATTACCACACACCATACAGACAGCAAGTCCAGTATTTTGTCTTGGGCGACCGGGGTGAAAGATTGGTTTGTAAAAGATGGCGGTGCTAGTAAGGAAACCTTTGGCGGTTACGCAAAGGACGTTGTGGACGGATTCAAGGATAAGATTGAAAGCGTAAAGAGCACTGTTAAGGATAAGATGGTATCTTTAGCAAACTATGTTAAGGATAACTTTAAAAATCCAAACGGTGTAAGCCTTAAATCTACATTCGAGAGTATTGGACATGACGTCATGGAAGGATTCAAAGCAGGACTGGAAAAGGCTAAGCGATTTGTCGGGGACGCAGTGAACAGTGTTACAAGCTTTGTTACAAGAAAAGCTAAGAAAGGCTTAGATGTGAACTCACCTTCTAGGGTATTCAAGCGAATCGGTTACAGTGTAACAGAGGGACTGGCACTTGGTATCAGCACCACCACCCCGGACGTACTAAAAACCATTGATGTTTTAACGTCCGAAATGGGAAAAGCAGATCCTACAGTGTCATACACTGTTGATACTAGCAATGTGAAAATGAACGATGATTTGTCTTTCATGGGAGTACAGAATCCGACCGTCACCAAGCAGACAGAAGTCGCTGTAGGTGGATTCAAGGAAGGTATGGCTGAGTTTTACAAGGAATACCTAGAGCCTACCATGCGAGAAATGGCAGGAGACGTTAAGAAACAGGCTAACAAGAAAGAAGAAACTATCGTTCAGATTGGTAACAGAACGGTGCACGATGTAGTGACCGAACAGAGAAACGCTAACGGATATAGTTTCGTGACAGAGAGGTAAAGTATGGCATATATCACGATTAATGGGTATCAGCTCCCCCCTTGTAAGAGGGGGGTAGAGATTATCACGAGCACCACAGTGGACAGTGGTAGAAATGCTAATGCTCAGGTGGTGGCACAAAGAGTCGGTCGTGACCAGTATAAAATCAACAACATTGTGTTCCCATGGTTATCGGCTGAGGCGTGGCAAAAGATTCTTTCTATCCTTAATAACTTCTTTGTGACAGTATCTTTCCAAGATCCTGTAGACGGTAGCACAAAGACGCTCAAAATGTACGTTGGAGACAGGAGCGGACAGGTTTATTACGTTGATAAAAACGGCAAACCGTTGTATTATAGAGATTGTAAGTTTAATCTGATTGACACGGGGGAATGATATGCAGGCTGTATCTAGGGAATACAAAAAACGCATACGTGACCAGTTGAGAAACACTGGGTACATGATGATTTCTTTCGGTGTCATTAATCAGAAAGCACAATCGAACGCAAAGCTGGGATTCCACGGAGTCTACCACCCGTTGACGATTGAGAAAGAACTATACAAACTCTTTTCGCAAGAGGACGGGATCACCGATGTGTATGAAGCACTGGAAGAAGATTTTACCCCGGTAGACGGGAGTTATCTATTTCCACCAAGGGAAGGGCAGATAGCACATTATACAGGAATTACAAGCAAAGATATGGTATCAAATGGAGTCTTTAGACTAGAGGTAAATCTAGGCGAGACTCCATTTTCATTTAAAGGATTTACGATTGATTTTGGGGAGAACTACCCCAAAAGAATCAAGCTTGAAACTGACATGGGAACAGTAGTCGAGGACACTGTAACGGGTAGTATTTATAAAACCGAACAAGTGTTCAAAGAAGTAAAGAAAATCGTTATCAGCGTGTTGGAAATGACAAAGCCAAATAGCAGGGTAAGGATTCGCTCTATCTTGATAGGTTACGGATTGCTCTACACGAATACGCATATCATTGATTCATCATTAGAATCTCATTCGTCCCCCATAGGGGCAGAGTGCCCTCAGATTGATTTTGTGGTCACACTCAACAATAGAGACAGGTACTTTGACGTAGACAATCCTAGTTCAGTTGTGAATTTCCTAGAGATAGGACAGGAACTAACAGTGTTTTACGGCTATAACCTAGGTTCTGAGATTGAGTGGGTGAAAGGTGCAACGCTTGAATGTAGCTCGTGGGAATCCGATGAACACACCGCTAGAATCAAAGGGGTAGACAAGTTTAGACGATGGGACACCATCTACGAGGACGAGTCCGACAGTGATGTACAGCAACGGGTTATAAGTAAGCTCGGTAAGATTATGAGAACTATCGGTATGACCGAAGATGATTTAATCCTAGATCCTTATTTCAAAAACCGTGATTTGGTAATGTACGCACCCGTACCAAAGGTTAAGGTAAGAGAAGCTTTACAGCTTATCGCCAATGCTAACCGGGCGATTTTGTTTACAAACAGGGACGGTAAACTGGAATTTAAAACAAGGTATAAACCTACGGTATCAATTATAAGTCAAGGTGACACCTCTTGGAGCAATGTTCGGAATACGCTGAACAACAAGAGAGAATTGGTGGAATACGCAGTATTAGGAACAGATTCTGTAGCTGTAGACGGACACGCTTTGTTTTATCCAAGAAGTGCAAATCTCATTAAGAGAGCCGATACAGGTTTTGTGGGAAAGAACGGGGTGGTGACACTTGTTCTTGACGCTGAGAGAAAGTATTACGGAGTAAAGTTGGAGTTCGGAGACACACTACCGTATATGGTACAGGTAATGGGACTCGATTCTAACGGTGATATAGCAGATATTGCTGTTGAGCGAGAGATTACTAAGCACATGGTTATTCCATTGGATTTTAAACCGTTTTCCCGGCTGAGTGTATGGTTTTTAGGCGGTGATAATCAGTTAGTCACTCTGAATAGCATAGAATTGGGAGACGAAACAGATTTCACCATTGGTAAATGGGATATGCTCAGTAGTCCAAAGGCTATCAAGCAAGAACAGGTAAAGGACATTGTAGTTAAATGCTATAAATACCAAGAAGATCCGTATCTCTTTGAAACAGTCAATCTTTTAAACGGAGAACAGGACGTTGTAGAAGGAACGACAACTATCATATCTACCAAGGATTGTTGTAGAAGCGTGACAATCCCGGCTGAGAATCAAGAGTGGGTGGAGCTTGTAAGCAGTAGTTATTTCTCAAAGACCTTACGCTTTAAAAAGACAGGCAGGGTGAGACTCAACATAACGACTAGGCGAGTACCCTACACTCTGATGGAGATTACTAAGAATATCAATCGAGAGGGAAAGACGGTTACTATAGACAATCCATTGGTAAGTACAGTACAGCAAGCACAAGACCTCGCAAACTGGATAGCTGAGTATTACAAGGTTAAAGTTGCCTATGAGTATGATACGAGAGGATTCCCGGAACTCGATGTAACAGACTATATTTTCCAAGAAAATGATTTTGAGGAAGATATGCAATCTGAGGTAACAGGCACGACACTTACATTCAACGGAGCATGGCGAGGAAAGATAAAAGCTAGGAGAAGGGAGAAGTAATGGCTGAATGGCAAACACCGAAAACAGACTGGCACGGCGAAAGAGATTCTAAAGGCGTGTATACAGGCGATAGATTCAATGCAAAGGATTTCAACAGAATCCATCAAAATATTGCACATTTACGGGAACTGGCAGACGCACTTTACAGCGATCTTCCCACCTTGGTAATTATCAAAACAGCACAGGTCGGGGATTTCGTGTATGCAGACGAGATTAATCAGATAGAGAGTAATTTCGAGAGATTGCAACGAGCCACATTTGAGTTAGATTACGGGTACATACCCGAATATCATGATAACTCACCATTTATTGACCACAGAGAGTTAAACAGATTAGAGGGTGCAATCCTAGACACCTATAACAGATTACAGAATCAGTACCAAGGAAGAAGAACCTTTTCTTGGGCATTTGGAACTAAGGGGGGTGAACTATAATGAGTTTCAAACTACTACCTACCGATTATAAGGACATAAGCTTTACCGGGAATAGGAAGTACAACAAGATTCAAAATGACGATGGGACGATTTCATTTCAAGACGTGACTGTTTATCAGAACAGGGATAAGGCTTTCTTTGGTGCTGATACGGCAAATAAAATGAACGAAGCCTTAAATACCATCATGACTGCACTGGAACATGGCACGGATTTGTACGGAGAGTTTCAGAACTTCTTTGAGAAGCAGAAAGGCGAGTTCAGAAAGGGTGCTGACGCTAATCTGGACGAGTTAAAGGTTATCATGGAAACCTATCAGAATAAGCAGAAGCTTATCTTTGAGACTTGGTTTGACTTAGTGAAAAAGAACCTTTCTGAGAGTCCTGTGGGGCATTTGCAGAACGAAATGGAAGAGGTTAAGACAGATAATGAGCGTCTTATGAAAACCTTTAACGAGGTGATTGTAACGATTCCTGCTAGTGGGTGGACAAACACAGCACCGTATAGCAACAAGGTGACCGTTGCAGGGGTGACTAACGAGGACGACATAGTTCTTGGGAAAGCCACCGACAAGAACTCTACAGCCGAACAGGTTGAGTTATGGGGAGAGTTAAGTTCTCTCATTTCCTCGGCAGTAGTCGGCACAGGGTATGTTACATTTTACAGTGCCACAGAAAGACCTACTAAGGATTTCAAAGTTAAATTAAAGGGGGTGAGTAAATAATGGGAGAAGTTTTTATCCCCCTTGGGGGAGCAGGAGGTAAGAGCAGAGGGAGTGTTGTGACTCTTGACGGAAACACGCCGTTTGCTAACAGAGGAGCAACGCTGAGTTTACCCCTACCAGCCGGGACATATAAGAAGAGCCTCACTACTCCTAGCACCAGTTATGGAGACGGAAAAAATGCAGAGGTGACGTTATCTAAGGGTTTACTCAAAAAGATGGCACTCAATGCCTTTGGGATAGCGTCTATCACAAATTTTAGCTTGTCCATGTTCGCTCACAAGCAAGTCCGGCTTACATGGGCACGTCCGTCACAGGGCTTGTGGAGTGGGGTACATTTTGTATTTAAATACGACAGTGTTCCCACAAGTGTTACAGATGGTTTTATGCAAGTCGATAGTGCTGACGTGTATTACACTACCTCTTTACTGCAAGAAAGACGGTTGTACGTGAGGGCGTATAACTACGTCACCACGAACGAGGGGCGTTGGTATGATAGCGGAAACGTGAGTTCTACAATTCAAGTAACAGGCGTTAGTGGTTCAGTCACTTTCGGAGCAGGAGCAGGAACTTGGACAGTACCTGCTAATGTTAGGAGAGTTCGATACATTCTAGTCGGTAGAGGTGGTGACGGGGGTTGGGGAAACTATTATGTACCGGGTGGTGGCGGTGGTGGTGGTTACTTTACCACTGGCTATATGGACGTAACACCGGGGCAGAATATACCATGGGTGATACCAACAGTGAAAGAACAATCCACCTCGTTTAATGGTGTGATCGCAAATGCTGGACATGAACCGGGACAAGGCGGTTTTTCACGAGGAAATAACGGTCACAAAGCCGGGGGTGGTAATGGTGGTTCGGGTGGTAGTGCATGGGGTGGAACACCCGGTACTAACGGTAATGACGGAGTAGGTGCTACAAACCGAGTCAACATAGGTTCAAGACATGACAAAGAGTTTGTATGGTTAGATGGTTGTACCCCCGGTATAGGTCAACACTCACCGACCACAGGTTTTAACGGGGTGTTATATAGTAGTGGAGGTTACGCAGGTTCAAAAGGTAATAGAGCCTATGGTGCACCCGGTACTAACGGATTAGGAAACGGTGGTAATGGTGCTAGTCACAGCAGTGTTGATAACGAATTGGACGGTGGTAACGGTGGAACAGGCTGTATCTACATAGCTTGGGGCAGCCTAATGAATGACGGCAGTTAAAAATTTAATCAAACAGTCCTTTAAAGGAATTTCCAGAAACGGGGATTCCTTTTTTATTTTTACCAAAAGAGAGGAGAAGAAATGAAGAGAGATTTTGCACTGATTTTGCCGAATTTAATAACGGCAGAGCATGAGGTAATGACAATCACCTTATTCGACAATCCGACAGAAGCTGATATGGCGACTAGAGCTATCTACGGCTCTACTGCTTACGCAATCGAGTCCTCCATGTGGGATTTGAAAGTGCCTTGTATCTATAAGGAAGGGGCTTTCTACAATGTGCAAGAAGAGGAGAAGAAAGACGAAAAAGGTGAGGTGAAGCTTGTCCGAGTCGGGGAAAAACTCGCCGAGAGAATCCCCAGTCAAGCGGAGCAGATTGCAGAACTTAAGCGAGAGAATGAGGGACTTAGACAGGCTGTAAACAGCCTTGTACTTGATAGCTTAGGAGGTGAGTAAGATGTATGAAACGCTTTTAAGACTTGCTAAAGAAGGAAGACTCAACAAGAAAATGCTTGACAGAGCTGTAGCTAAGGGATGGATTACCAAGGCACAGGAGGAAGAAATTCTAAAGATTGTCACAGGCAATCAACAGAGTGGTGAGGGGGTGAACGATGATAGAGCTAATAACAGATAGAGAGTTCCTGATAGGAACGATCGGAGTTATTTTTACAAGTAACGGCCTTTTTCAGCTAATCGTGTACATACTCCAATCCAAGGAAAAGGAACGGGAACGTAAAAGACAGGAGGAGTTAGAGAAGAGTCTAATTAAGGTCGAGGATTTTAGAAACCTCTGTGCCTGTGTGACAGGGATGGCATTATTTCGTATCACGAGAGAAGCAAAGAGACACATTAGCAACGGCTACATAACACTAGACGATTATAACGCACTAAAGAACGATTTATACGAGCCATACAGAGCCTTGGGTGGGAACGGAAAGGCTAAAAAGTGCATGGACATTGTGGAAGAATTACCTACAAGAAAAGAATAAAGGAGGACAAAGGCATGGATTTTAGTTTCATTCAAAACTTGGGGATTGAGTTTTCCCCGGTTGTTGCAGTTATCGTTTTCGGAGTGGCACTTGCTGTAAAGGCTAAAGGTGTAGTCAAAGACACCAGTATTCCTGCATTTTGTGGAATCTTTGGCGGTGTAATCGCACCTATCGGATTCTATGTAATGCCGAACTTCCCTGCAAGCGATCCCATGAGTGCTATCGCCTGTGGTGTAGTATCCGGGTTTGTGGCAGTCGGTGCACACCAAGTTTATAAGCAGGGTATGAAAGCCAAGCAGGGAGAATAACAGCAGAGGGTAGAACCTATGATAGAAGAGCATTTATCGGTATGCATTATTGTAGGACTAGACAGGATAAGAGGGAGTTATCCCATTTATCCTCCTAGGATTCTAACCTACTATGACGAGGATTCTAAGCACTGGCTTTTACCACGGTGTCCCACTAAACACGGTGCTAGGGTAGATAGGGCGAACATGGACAATATCTACTACACACTGGCTAGGGATATGTACGAGTTCAGACCTAACTACCAAGGAAAGGGAGAAGAGGTGAAATTCAGTCCTAAACATGGTGAGGAAGTGCATTTCCACTACCTTTTCTACACCGGGACAATGGCAGAAGCCTATGACCACTTAGATAAATTCAAAGTAAAGGACACTTGCTACAGATGGTTCACACTAGAGGAGTTAGAGCACAGGGGTGCTAATGACTATGCTGTAGCACACATTAAAAGACAATTAGAAAGGATAAGAAACTATGAAAAAGAACAGACCGTTTCAACGCTATGAGGGAATTGACGAGGACGCAAAGAGACAGGACATTCCCGTGAAAGACAACAAAGCTGACAATTCCCCAAGGCCATGGGGGGTAAAACGTGGTGATGGAGAGAACGATGTGGAGCACGGACCGGGTGTCACCCCTAACCCCGATAATTTTACTGGCCCGGGAATCGGCTTAAAGAAGTAAGTGTTCAGTAGGGGTGAACGAATCGTTCACCCTTTTTTATTAGAGAGTTGGGAAAAGTTGAGAAGCGTTGAGAAACTTTTTGAAAATCTTTTCTCAAATCAGAATAGGAGGAAATACTATGAATCCATATCAAAGAGGACAAAAGGCTTTGTGCGGTGACTATTTCAAGTACACTCCAAGCGGAGCTGGACAATTTAAGAAAGCCGGAAAATGGCAAGCTGTTCCGCAAGCTGGGGATGTGATTTTCTTCTTTAGCTCGGCAATGGGAAGAATTGCCCATGTGGGAATCGTTGAGGCCGTGGAGGGAAACAGGATCACTACCATTGAGGGGAATACTTCCGGCACTCATGGGGATAGAAACGGTGGGGAGTGCAGAAGAAAGACTTATAACGGATTTGCTATAGGCGGTAAGAATTGGGTAAATGGATTTGCAAGACCTGTATATGGAGACGATACTTGCACAGTACAGGAGCTTTTAGACGTTGCCAGAGGGGAAATTGGATATGAGGAAAAGGCTTCCCCCAATGGACTGGAGGACAAACACGCAAACAGGGGGAGCAAGAATTATACTAAGTACGGACAATGGTACAATAACGGAAAGGCCTTATCCGAGTTCTGGTGTGCTGAATTTGTTAGCTGGTGCTTTTATATGGCGTGCAAGAATCACTCCACAACGCAAAATGAGCCACGTAGAGAGGGTTGGGCACAGCAAAACGACAAATGGTTGTATTACGAGAACAACGTGCCTGTATGGGGGTGTTTTAAGTATATAAACGGACGTTGGTATGCTTTCGACAATGCAGGATTCATGATTAAAGGTTGGTTCAAGAGTGGAGAGGATTGGTACTACCTCGGAGAAGATGGAGGTATGTTATCCGGGCAGTGGTTAGAGGATAAAGGAAAGTGGTATTATCTCACTGAGAGCGGTATCATGGCGACTAACGCAAAAGTCAAAAAAGCAAAAGGTGACGGCTATGATTATGTTGGTGCAGACGGTGCATACAATCCAGTTTTGTCCTTGCTTTATAACAGCAACGATAGGGTTGAAATTGTAAAATAAAGGGATAAAGTGACCACGAAAGTGACCACGAAACTGAAAAAACATAGGATTTAAGCCATTTATAGCACCTTCTATATGGGTTCGAATCCCTCATCCCCTGTTATAAAGAAACCCTAGGAATTAAGCCAAGAACGGCTTGAAACCTAGGGCTTTTGCTTACTTTTAGAATCTTGCAAACAAATACACAAATCCGGATCCGAACATATCCGCCATGGAGTGTACCAGCACCACCGGCAAGAGATTTTTGATTCTATAGGTATAGAAGTAATAGTACAGAAGTCCGAATACCACACCGATAATAATGGCGGAAGTCATGCCCTGATAGGTGTGGAAGGAAATACGAATAATCGTGGAGTAAAGCAGGGTTTGCCATTTGTACTTTTGGTCTACGGTGCCCAGTAAGCCCAAAAAGAAGAATTCTTCGTAGAAGGCATTCAATAAAGCATAGATAATGGCAACGGGGCTTAAGGCGGCTATTTTCCGAAATAACTCAAAGAAATCCATGGAAAGGAGAACTTCCTTGGTGAAGTAGTTATAGCCATTGTCGAAGAGAAGGTAAAGAACGTCTGCACTTAGTCCCATAATCGCAAGCAATACAAAGTACCAGGGAATCACGGAGAGCTTAAAGCGGAAGGGGATTTGTTTAAAATCAAAGTTACGAACAATCAGATACAGAAAAACCAAAAGCAGCATAAAGAACTGGAATTGCAGGTTGCTGGAATAAGCTACTCCTTCGGTGGCGGTATCCACGGTTTCCGCTACCGTTTCCGTAATGCTTTCCGTAGTTTGGCTAAGAAGGATGGGGGAGAGGGGGAAAGCGTAAAACATAGCGGATTTTACAGCATTTAGGCTGTCCAGAAATAGCTGATTGGAGCGAATAATAAATTCTCCGAATAAAATCAAGGTAATGATGATAACATCATAGAAACAAAGATTCTTGGTTTTTTCTTTGGGGAAAATGAATTGACGAATAGACATGCTGCTCCTTTCTTTTCGCTGAGTAATGTAAAGTATAGAATGAGTAATGTAAATTATAGAAAACTTAGATTTCTTACCGAACTTATGCAAGTTCGGCACTTCCCTTTTCTTGCTTTGCCGTTGTAGGCTTAGATGGATTTTTAAGAGGAAAGTTTCTCTTTTTGCATACTCACTTACTACTATAGTTCCATCAGTGCATTGATATTTTAGCGGTACCTTTGCTATTATAGCAAGGAAAAATCTCTTAAAAAGGAGAGGAAAGAGGAAGATTCTATGGCAGGAAGTATTGTAAATATAGAAAAAGGCAGCAAAAGCTTTCAAAATAAAGTTTTATTTTCCGATGCTCAGTTCTCTATTCAAGAAGGAGAAAAGGTGGCATTAATCGGAAGAAACGGTGGGGGAAAGTCTACTCTGCTTCGGGTTATTGCCGGAGAAGAAGAGCTGGATAGCGGCAGCATTGTACGAAGAAGGAGTTTAAAAATCAGCTACCTTACCCAGGAAAGCCATTTTCCGGAGGAGAAGAGCATTCTGGAGGCGCTGGTAGAGAATTTTGCCCTTCGTATGGGAGAACAGGAAAGAGAGGCCTTTGGAAAGAAGGTTATGCAGGAGATTGGCTTGGAGGATTTCTATTCCCCCTGCAAGATTTTATCCGGAGGACAGAAGAAACAGCTGGATCTTCTGGCGGCCTTAAACACGGAACCGGATTTGCTGCTTTTGGACGAGCCTACCAACCATTTGGATGAGGAAATGGCGGAGTGGCTGGAGGAAAAATTAAAGCGCTTTAAGGGGGCGATTTTGCTGGTGAGTCATGACCGCTATTTTTTGGATACGGTTTGTGATGTGATTGTGGAGCTGGAAAGAGAAGGCT